ATGGCATGCCGACTGGGCGACGGTCTACGCCAACCAGTCATTCGTCACCAGCAGCTTTGGCTACGACGTGAGCTGGTTCGGCACAACGGACGGCACGCTCCACGGCGAAATCATGCCGGGTGCCAACAGCCAGTGGGGCAATGCGATGACCGCACTTGCCTACGCGGTCCGGCACAACGTGGCAGGGGCAGCAACAGGCCTGGCCCGCATCCAAGCAGCGTCCAACTATTCGGCGCTCTCAACCCAGTTCAACACCCTCCCGGTCTGGTCTGTCGCGCCGGCCTCCGTATCGACATCAATCCCCGTAGAAGGGACACCTGGCATGGGCAAATCTCTCCTCATCGACACCAGCGACGACAACGGCGCTGGCGGTGTGACCATCGGCGACACCGGCCTGGGTGTGTTGGGCGCAACGGTGCGAGCGAACACCGCCACCGGCACGCACGGCCAAGGCCTTGGCTACAACGACTGGGACTCTTCGGCGGACGACGACAAGGAGTTCTGGTTCCAGCTCGAAACACCACCGAGCGCCGGCAAGCTGACCATCTTCGACGACGGTTCGATCGCTTGGGACCCGCAAGGCGCTGTGGCGGGCAGCTACAACTTCACCTATCGGCTTCGCATCGACGGTGTCAGTCAAGGCGTCACCACAGCGACGATCCTGTACGGCGCCTCCGCGGCCACAGTGGCTGCAACCGGCATCGCAAGCTCGGAGGCTTTCGGCAGCGCCAACGTGTTGGCCACAGGGCCGACAGGCATCCTGCCAGCTGGCATCCCGAGCGCTGAAGCCTTTGGCTCCGTGGTCGTTCAGACGACCCTGTCGAACACCGCCAACGTCCTTGCCGTGGGCATTGAGTCGATGGAGGCATTCGGCACCGCCAGCCTGTCGACCACCGGCGATGGCGCTTCATCGGACTCCGCGCTCACCGCGACCGAGCAACGCCTGATGTACGGCTGGGTCCGTGATCTGGCCATGATCAACGGATTGGTTGCTGGCGTCCCCGTCACCGTGCAACGGAACAAGCGCCGGGTTGGCAGCATCGAGCAGGACATCAGCGGCTCGGGCACATCCACTGTGACGGTGACCCGTGTTTGACCTCGTCGCTTTCGCGCTCCACGGCGCCTCATCTGGCCCGTCGGTCATGGCCAAGGACGGTGTGACCCTCACGTCCGACACGACGGTTGGTCGCATCGTCACCGTGTTCGCCGATCCGCGCCAGCCGGTGGTGATCGCGGACGCGCTCCCGCCAACTCGCTTCTCTGAAGGCAATCTGTGACGACACGCACCCCCAAGCGCCTCAACGAGAAGTACGCCGCCGAGTCGTACCTGCTCACCGTGGACTACTCGCCAGCACTACTTGGCACCGACCGCCTTGACGCTGTCGACGTCTCGATTGAGTGCATCGAAGGTGACGACAGCTTCTCTGAGCTGGTGCTGCCGGACGAGTCCACTTTCAACCGCCTCACGGCGTCGCAGCGTGTTGCTGCGGGCCAGGCCGGTTGCACCTATCGAATCACCTTCAACGCCCAGACCCTCTACGGCGAGACCCACCTGGTCGTCGTGGATCTGCCCGTGATCTAACCGAGGCCGACATGGACCCCACCTTGACCACCCCGCCGCAAATGCCCCTCCCGGAACCTCGCATGGTCATGCCCGACGAAATCTGGGCCGGTACCGAGCACAGCTTGATGCAGGCGGTATCCGCCATGCAGAACGTCATGGCGCTCGGCGCCACCTACTCGCAGGTCAAGCCTCGCGAGGAGGAGCGGCCGTACCTGCTCAGCACGCTTGGTTCAGTCGGCGTGATCCGCATCGCCGGCCCGCTGGTGAACAACGACTCCGCGTACAACCGCTACTACAACATCACGTCCTATGCCGACATCCGGCGGGCGGCAATCTTTGCCGCCCAGGACAGCTCGATCAAGGTGGTCCTGCTGGACATCAACTCGGGCGGCGGCATGGTCAGTGGCATCAGTGACACCGCCAACCTGCTTGCCACGATCAACAAGGACCTCAAGCCGGTGGTCGCTTTCAGCGACGGCGGCATGCTCTCGGCGGCCTACTGGACTGGCGCAACGGCTCGCAAGATCTACGCTTCGAACACCGCGAACCTTGGCTCCGTCGGCGTCATCACGACGCACATCGAGATGTCCAAGATGCTGGCAGACGCGGGTGTTGGCGTGACCGTCCTGCGGGCCGGCGAGTTCAAGGCCTTGGCCTCGAACGTCGAGCCCCTGTCTGACCCCGCTCGCGCCCAGATCATGGCGCAGCTGGAGGGCACCTACAAAGTCTTCATCGAGCACGTGGCCGCCGCTCGCGGCATGTCGGTCGAAGCGGCCGACAAGTCGATCGGCCAGGGCCGGGTCTTCCTTGGCCAAGCAGCCGTCGCCGCCGGTGCTGCAGACGCGATCACTTCTTTCGACGACCTGGTCGGAACTCTCCAAGCGTTGTTTCCTTGACAGCGTGAACTTCCTAAATCACAATTCTGTCAATCCGTAAAGGGCTATAGACATGTCGAAAACCGCACTGACCCAAGCTGAGATTGCCGCACTGGCCGCCTCCGCCGGTATCACGCCCCCTGCCGCCGCAGCCACGGGCACCGAAGTGACAAAAGAAGAAAAAGAGACGCAGGAGGCGGCTGATGCCGCCGCTGCCGCAGCAGCCGCCACGGCCGCTGCGGAGGCCAGCGCAGCAGCCTCTGCCACCAAGCCCGCCGCAACGCCGTCGGCTCTCGAAGTTCTGGGCAGCCAGCTCGCCGCGAGCGCCCAGACCCTCGCTCAAACCCAGTTGGAACTGACGCAGGCGAATGCCCGTGCCGATGCACTGCAGAAGACCGTCGACGGCCTGTCCGCTGTCGTGTCGATGTCGGTCTCGACCATGCAGGTCGCGCTCGGCGCCAGCGCCCCCGACCTGAGCAAGTTGAGCGGCGACCAGCTGCTCGCCGAGCACGCCACCACCGCCGAGAAGTTCAAGTCGACCTTCAAGGTTGGCGGCGTCGCAGCCGTCTCGAAGGGCGGCGACGTCCAAGACAAGCCGGTCGTCGACGCGAACCACCTGGCTCGCGTCAACGCGACCCGTTTCAACACCAAGTAAGGAGCCGCAATGCCCAAGTTCATCATGACGGAGCTGGTTGACGCCCGCGACAACGTCTTCACCTCCCGACTGGGCGCCGGCACCGGCGCTGCCAATCAGCTGACGGACAAGGAGGTCGGCAAGTTCGTCAAGCAGGTAGCCGAGAGTCGCTACGACCTGTGCGCCGTCGGCGACGAGATCCAAGGCGTGATCAGCTCGGTCGAGGCCGCCACCCAAGACAACTACACGATCGGCTCCGTGCGCAGCACCGGCCGCAAGTCCGTCACGTTCGATGGTCTGCAGGCAACCCCCGGCACCGGCGTGGTCGCGATCGGCGACTTCGTGGTCTGCGGCACCCCTGTGGCCAAAGACACCGGCCTGGCGTTCCCCGCGACGGCCAAGGTCTGCAAGGCCACCGCCGCACCCAATGCCCTCGTCTACCTGTGGAAGGTGGTCTCGCTGGGCAGCGCAGGCACCGGCGCCGTCGGCACCACCGGTCTGATCGAACGCGTCTGACCAACCCGAAACTCAAGGAGAACCTCAACCATGTCCGCTTTTCTCGACGCTTCGGGTAACGTCCAACAGCTCCCCATCACGGTGGAGATGTACCGCGCCGCGGCCGACGCCAACATGACGCTGCCGCAGTTCATCAACGCGCAGCACCCCACCGACCACGAGCGTTACGGCTCCGCCTTCAACCAGATCCTGGCCAGCGAAGGCATCTTCGTGCGCCCGAACCGCGAGCTTGGCATCCGCGCCACCACGATGGACGAGATCCTGAATGGCAAGCGTGGCGTGCAGGCCGCGTCGGTGGTCAAGGACGCCGTCCCGACCAGCCGCATCCTGTTCCCGGCCGTCACGCTGCAGGCCGTGGAAGACAAGCTCGTCGCCAACTTGACGATGACCGCCAACGCGTTCGATGAGCTGGTGGGCTACGAAGAGTCCATCAACCAAGAGCGCTACGAGCAGCCGGTCATCAACTTCGACAAGCCGGAAGCCGGCCGCTCGCAAGGTATCGGTCAGCTGTCTCAGCCTGCGTCCATGATGACCATCACGGTCAGCGACAAGGCCTACCGCATCCCGACCTGGTCGCTGGGTATGGAGATCTCGGACCAAGCGCTGAAGGCCTCGACCCTGGACTTCGTCGCCATGTCGCTGGCTCGCCAGGCCGCTATCGAGCGCAACGAGCGTGCCCAGAACTATGTCCTCGCGCTGCTGAACGGCGACGTGGACAACGGCGAGTCCCCTCTGGCCCTGGACAACTCCACCACCTTCGACGCTGCGGCCACCGGCGGCACCATGACCCACGAGGCATGGATGAAGTACCTGATGAAGAACGGCACGAAGCGCACCATCACGCACATCGTGACCGACATCAACATGGCGCTCAAGGTCGAGAAGCGCACGGGCAAGCCGGTGATCACGCAGGACGACTCCACCACGTCCCGCATCGACACCCAGTTCGCGATCATGAATCCGACGTGGGCCAAGAACCCCAAGGTGTTCCTGGTGGACCAGTCGAGCTGGCCGGCCAACACCATGATGGGTCTGGACAAGAACTGGGCGATCCGCCGCGTGCGCAACCTCAGCGCGGAATACAACGCGATCGAAGCCTACGTGATGCGTCGTTCGACGGCCCTGCGCTTCGACTTCGGCGAGCACGTGAACCGCATGTACCCCGAAGCCTTCGCCGGCTACTTCCAGCTGTAAACCAAAGGGGCGCCCAGCGCCCCGATTCTTCGAGGATCCTATGAGCGATACCAAGACCGAAAACAAACCGGCCGATCCCAAGGCAGCCCCCGCCGCCCCCGCCGCCAAGGCGAGCACCGAAGGCAAGACGCCGTTCGAGGCAGCTGGCCTGGTGCGTGGCAAGAACTACCGCTTCGTCGCCGTGCACGGTGACATTTGCCACTACGAGAACCGCACGCGCTTCGCGACGGACGACTCGGTGAAGCACGAGGCGGATGCCTGGGTCGAAATCCAGTTCAACGCCGGCAAGCTGCGCCTGGAAGCGGACGAGGAGTAACCCCAGGTGGCCCTGAGTGAGTTCACGACTTTCGGGGATGTGCGGGCCTCGCTCGGTGTCACGAGTGACGAGCTTGACGACGCCACACTCTCCCTGCGTCTGTATGACTTCTCGCTCAGGGCTGACCTGGACTCCCTCAGCCTGGACCTGATCCCGACGTTCCGCAGCCTCGCCGAACTCACCGACCCCAGTGAGGACGAGATCCGCTTCCTGGAGATGGTCCAGCTGTTCGCCACCTACTCAGTGGCGCACCAGCTCATTTCGTCCTTGCCGATGTTCGCCTTCAAGGAGGTGAGCGACGGCAAGGCGAGCGATGTTCGATTCAGCCAAGACCCGTACAAGGCCACGATCGAGAAGGTCGAGGCGCTTTACGGCATGTACCGGACGCAGATCGTTGAGCGGCTCGCCGCCGTCAACGGCGTCCCGGTCACCACCGCGCCCGTTCGCGTTTACCTGGCGGTCTCAAGCCCTGCGCGAGACCCCGTGACAGGCACCTGATGCGCGTCAAGACTGCCGCCCGGCGATTCGATCGCACCCACTGCAGAGACGCCTACTCGGGCGTCCTGTGTTTCATGGGACAGCTTGGTCTGTACGACGACAGCCATAGGGACAGCGAGTCGACCGAGCGACGCACGTTGTCGACGGCCCCTGAATCCGTCGTCCCTGCGCGTCGGGTTGTGCTGGCCGCAGGCGTCCGCTTCATCATCGGACACGGCTTCCCCGACACCTACCGTGGCGAGGTTGTGCGCATGGGCTACGTCGCGCACGAGGCCACGCACCTGGCGGAGGTCCGCACCTTGGGACAGGCTTGCAGGGGGGAGGGCGGCCTGCTGCTCTGGGGAGGCCGTGCTTGGGTCAAGAATTCAGCCGACGAACGTGCCAGCTCCAACTTGACGCAGCAGCAGAACCTGCACTTCGCCGTAGGCGAGCCGCTGGCGCCGCGCATGGTGATCGGCATGGGGAGCGACACCTTCATCGTCCGCGACGTCCGCGACGGCCCCGCTGGCACGCTCATCGCGTTCTCGGACCGGCTGCAGGCCGACTGCATCGAACTTGGTCAGATCACCACGGGCACGTGGGACCCCATCAACGAGGTGCACGGCGCACCTCACGAAGTTCGCGTGCTGAAGGTGCGTTGGCAGTCCCTCTACGACTACCGCAGCGCGACGGCAGACAAGCTGGCCGACGCGGATCTGCAGTTCGTGGTGGACAAGGTCGCCCACACCGCTCAGCCCGGCCAGGACATCACGCTGGCAGCCGGCGTGTGGCAGATCAAGGCTGTGGAGAGCCTGGGAGACGTCTGGCTTTGCAGCGCCTCGCGCCATGCTTGAATTCGACCTGAATTGGGACAACCTCGACCAGGCCTTTGAAGCTCTCACGGTCGAGTGCGAGAAGGTGGTGCGTGGCATCACCGTCGAGGCATGGAATGCAGTGCTGAAGCAAACGCCGCAGTTCTACGGCCGGGCGGTGGCGAGCTGGACCTACACCATTGGCAGTCCGGTGTTCATCGACCGCTCAGGTGAGATGGAAGACACAGCAGAGTTCGGCAACATGCCGATGTCCAAGGGGAACCCGACACCCATCGGCGTCGCCAACTCCATGAACTACGGCGCGAGCGATCGCTTCAGGCTTGGCGACACCGTCTGGTTTGCCAACGGCGTCGACCACGGCGAGGGACCCTATGCAGGCGGCCTGGAGAGCGGAAGCATCAAGCTGCGCGCTGGGAACCGTCCGGGCCAGATGGTGTCCCGTGCATTGGACCTGATGCAGTCGCGCTACGGCCAGGACGTCAGCGTCTCTGCAGCACATCGATTGAAGGGGCTTCGCCTTGGATTCTGACTTCTACAGCGACATCAAGACAGCCCTGCTCAGCGCCGTCTACCCGGCACACGTCACCGAGTTCCCCAACGTGCCTGTCGTGATCGACAACGGGCCCTTCGATCGCAACAACGCGCCGGAGGTCTGGGCGGAGCTGGAGATCAAATTCCACGACAGCGACCAGGTCGGCCCTTCAGCCAATCCGCGCACGCGGCAGCGTGGCTTTGTGTACCTCAGCGTCTACTCGCGTGAGGGAACCGGCAACAAAGTTGGTCTCCGGGTGCTCGGGTGGTTCGCTCAGCAGCTGGGCTACTACAGGTCAGCGCCAGTGCAGTGCAACGAGCCGAGCGCGGTGCCCGACCCGGCCGTCCGGGGCTGGCACATCGACAGCCTCAAGGTCCCATTCTTCGCAGACAGTCAGTAGCATGCTTGGCGTGCCGCCCGTCTGCGGTCTACAATCCGATTGACAGATTTGCAAAAAAGGAATTGCCATGGCTTTCACCGGTTCCAGCTCGAATCGCGCGCAGCTCGCTTACAAGGTCGAAGGTGCCTACCCCGCCAACTTCGGGGTGACGCCGGCCGGCAACGGCGCTCTGCTGAACATGACCGGTGAGACGCTGGACTTCCAGATCAAGACGCTGACGTCGAAGGCCATTCGTGCTGACCGTCTGCCGACCGACGTGGTTCAGGTGAGCGCGACCGCTGCGGGCGGCTTCAACGCCGAGCACGTGTACAAGGAGTACGACCCTTTCATCGAACAGGCGCTGCAGAGCGACTTCGTCAAGTTCGGCACCGGCGGGGTTACCGCGGCCGTTGCCAGCCTGACCGCTGCCGCGAACACGCTGACCGCAGGCGCGGCCCCGACGGGCAACGACGCCTGGACCACCCTGAAGAAGGGGCAGTGGTTCGTGATCCAGCCGGCCGCTGGTGCGACGCAAGCGATGAAGGACTACCTGGCCGGCCGCGCGTTTCGTGTTTCGCCGACCACGGGCCCGACGGCCACCGTCATCACCTTGGACACCGCGACACCCTTCGACACCACGAAGGGCACCAACCTGAACGGTGCCGCCCTGGCATCCGGCTACGCCTGGAATGGTGCATCCATGAAGACCTTCTCCTTGGAGGTCCAGCACCAGGACATCGGCCAGTACCGCCAGTACACGGGCATGGCCGTGTCGAAGATGGATCTGAAGCTGACGGTGGGCGAGATCGTCTCGCTCGCCTTCGAGTTCATGGGCAAGGCTTCGACGCTGGCCCAGGCCTCCATCGTTGGTTCTCCTGCCGCATCGCAGGCCTTCACACCGGCCAACGCGACCCGGGGCATCTTCGATGTGTTCGAGGCCGGTGTGTCGATGTCGACCACCAGCTACATCAAGAGCGGTGAGATCAGCTTCGACAACACGCTGCGTGGCCAGGAAGCTGTCTCGGTCTTCGGCATGGCCGGCATCGGCGTCGGCACGCACAACATCACCGGGAAGATGGAGGTGTACTTCGCCGACGCCGTGATGTACACGAAGTTCCTCAACAACACGGCCTCCTC